CTTCTGAAACACCCTTAATGACAAAGCCCAGGGAGTACCTTCACAATTTAACCTGGTGACACGATAGTCATACCAGAAATTTACCTGGTGGGACCGGGTAGCCCTACCACAAATTTAATTGATGGAACGATAGTCCCATCTATTATTTTTAAAATAAATCATCAATAATAATTGGCGTAAATTTTCCCAGGTATGCGTCCATGATATTAAAGGACATAAATTCCTTGGCCTCATAAAAACCCATACCACGCGCGACTAAGTTTTCTAAAACTTTTTGTGACGAATAGACAACCGTAGGATTATCATACAAATTTGCCACGCCAATGATCGCGTCGTCTAATCCGTCCATAAACAATAAGCCTGGATAATCTTTATATTCTTCAATGATCGCCTTTCGCATTATTTTAAAGTCTCCTGGTTATTCTCTACTGGCCAGGCAAACCATAACCCGCAATCAGTACAATATTTAATAAACTGCGACCTAATAAGCCCCAGGTGTTTACCCCCACATTGAGGGCATTGCTTTGTCGTATTCATCGGGCCGATAACATTGCGCGGTTGAATTGCTCATTAAATATTTTATTTGATCGCATTTTAATTACATTGCCGGCTATCTCATAAAATGGGAATTTAGCGGTATAACGTCGGCTGTTTCGATAATGAACGACCATTTTTATTTTAGGTGATTTGCGTCCCCCGTAACGCTCCCATAGTCCTGCGTTTTGTTCCCCAACAATTCCCCTGGGCACTCCCGAAAAAAACTTGGCTTTCTTGGCTAACGATTGGCTCACATAATTTCTTGTAATGTTGCCGTACCGGTTTAGTCTTGTATTAACAGTCGGGTGCGTTAAGGCTTTACCGTCGGGCAACGCTATACCGCCAAAAATCGCCAATCTCATATAATCCCGACTTTCTCCGACTCCACTATCAGGGATAAACATCAACGACTCTAAGGTGCGTTTGTTGGCTCTTTTATATTTAAAACCACTCTTTGTATAAGGGGTTGGTCTGTCCAGTTCCCTGGGCGCCATTTCCTTTTCTTTTTTCATAGCCTCAAAGGCTAGCTGGTTTAGTGTTTGCACTGTAGCAAACGGAATTTGTTTTCTTGCCAGTTTTCCCAGGCCCCTAGATACTGCGCCAATATTGTTAGTAATAGAAAAATCCATTATTTCTCCCCTTCCATAAATGTACGGGACCACTGCGACCCTTTGCGACCTTTGCGACCCGATTCGCTTGGTGTCATTTTTTTGGTGCTGGCAGCCTCCCTCAAACTCCAACCTCTACTAACTCGCATTCTTAACCGATTTTCTGGCTGCCCGGTTTTTGCTGCAATCTCACTAAGGGTCAAAAATTCGCCCTTATAATCAAACGTCGCCTTGTGCATGTTTCGCCCTTTTAATTTAATGCCCGATTAAATATTGGTTGGCTTTGCTCCAATTTTCCCCGTTATGAATAGATTAAAATTACGTTTGTCCCTGGGCAACTTATTACCGTTGCGATAGGCCGATGCGCGTAAATTAACAGCGACCAAGGTTCGATTTAGATGGGCCGCAATTTCTTGTGGTTTTTTCCTAGTATAATTTCGCATTAAATAATCGTGGTCTTCTTCACTCCAACGCTTGGCGCATGAACCCACTATATTTAAACGCCTGGCGCGATCGGCACACGCCTTGGCTGATCTGCATAACCTGGATGCAATTTCGTCGTGTGTTTTTACGTTATAACATTGCCTTAAAATCGCATCGTCTTTAGGGGACCAATACATTTAAATTAATTCTCTATAAATTGAATAAAACATTTCTGGCGAAACCGTCACCGTATACGCTTCAATCGTTCCCCAGGGCACCCCCTCCAAAAACACATGCCCTGGTAAAACCACTCTCCACCGGCGTCGGTCTTTGTACCAAAGCACCGGTATTTGTTTTGCAATGGCTGCCTGGGCCACGGCTTGCTGCCACCATCCACTAATCTGTCCAGGCCGTGCCTCGCTGTAATTTTTTATCTCCAGGGCGATTGGCCAGTGCTGGTCCTCACCATCCAATACCAGGTCATGGCCACCGCCCCTGGTTTGCTCTAAATTACGTTTTAATTTGATGCCCAGGTTTAGTGCAATTAATCCCGCAACTTCCCTTTCTGCGCTTGCGCCTTTTCTTTGACTGTTGACCAAACCGTTTTTTCCTTTTTTTATATGTCTATGGATATTTGGCAGCCTATAGCGCCATATATATCTATTGATATATAGTTAAACCGCACCCTTAAACCGCACACCTACGCCGCGTTTATCGCCCCATATATAGCGATTCTCATTTCTACGCCGCACTAAACCGCATTTGCTCCGAAGTTAAAGCGCGCCTAAACCGCATTCTACGCCGCACTTTTTTAGCCATAAATGGTGCATTTATTTTGTACCTTTTATGACAAAAGATGAGCCAGTAGAACTCCGGTTGCCTCGCTTTTTATGTTCAATCTGACCCTTTTTATCCATGCCATAAACAATGCTTTCGATCTTTTCGTGGGTTATGTCGTAACCGTCTTGAATAGCTAATTTCATTATTTGTTTGGCATAATAGTTGGCGCGTGGGTGCATCGAAATGTTAATACCACGCTCAAAACAATAAGTAATTTTTTCCCGTACCCATTCGCTGTCGTGTTCAAACCGTTTCGCCTGGACAAAAGTATCGATTTCCGCATTACCGTGCGGGTGAAACCCCATGCCGTTGTGTTTAAAATCAATTTCCATGCCCTTGGTGCCGTAGTTATTTTTCATCAAAACTAGGGTAATGCACCCCTTTTCGGCGTTGTGATAAATAAACCACCGGCAGCGAACTGTGTTATGCCACGCGGTCGAGCCACCAGTGCCCGTACCGTTTGCCTGGCCCGACGCAGATGGGTGGGCCAACAAAGCCAGGGCTAGGCCAAATTCTAGTGAAAGGGCGGTTAAACAGCCTTGTATGTATCGACGCACTTGTTGTCTATCGATTTCATTACCGCCAAATGTATCGGCTGCTGTATCGACCGTTAACATGACCGGTTTAATATCACCAACTTGTTCTCGTAGGGCGTGCCAAATTTTGGTTTTTATACCATTCGGGTTTTTGCCGTCAAATTCCATTAACACGTTGTCTTGGGCTGGCCTGGCCATAAAATACATATTTTCCTGGGCGCGCAGGTCCAAGCCATATAATTGATTTATTCCTAATTGACGCCTGTGTATTTGGTCAATGTCGTCCTCGCAAAATAGACCCATTACTGGACCTTCAACCACGTTGGTATCCATAAATGGCCGACCTGCTGATACACACGTCATTAACTGCTGAATTAATTGGGTTTTTCCCACGCCACCATCACCATAAACGGCTGTGACCTGGTTTCTCGGCATCCATTCGTCCATTACCCATTGCATGGGTTTCGGCTCATGCCCATATAAACTGGACGCTCTTACAATTTGAATTTGTGCCGGTGGTTCGACGCCAATTATTTCGGGGTTTGTTACCAGGGCGTTAACCGGTCGCATGGTGGGTATTTGTGGCTCGATTGCAGCCCTGGTTCGCATACTGTCTATCGATCTTATGACGTTGCAGACGAACCCCATGGTGTTAATTGCTGGCGTACCCCTCATACCCTCGCTTTTGTCTTGAAACAACGAATTTTCGCCGTGCTTGTCTAGGTCGGCTTGGTAGACCTGGCAAATGATTTCCTCCAAAGGTTCGGCGCGCTGCAACATGGCTGCGACAATCTGTTTTAGGTAATCATTGCGTCCATTTACGGCGGTTTGCCAATCATTGGGATTTGTCACCCTGGGCGTCACCAGGTTAACGACATTATCAGTAGCAGCGGCCATAAATTGAGGGGATACGCTGGTCTGCATTTCGTCCATAATCGCATCGATGCACAAAAGGTCGCCGTCCTGGTAGGCGCTGAACGCCACATCTATCGTTTCGGTTTTGCACGCTGGCTGCCAATATGCCCGTGATAAATCTTTGCAAGTAGTATCAATATTTAGGTCTGCCGCCAGCATTCGATCAAAAACGTAGTTAAAAACCACCGGCCATTCTGTCCTGGTAACAGATCGGTCAAATGGTATCACCAGGCGCCAGCGTGGCCATTCCTGAGAATGACTAAAAGTTGAATGGAACGCATAGGTTAAACCCGACAATTCTGGTTCAACGTCCTGCGGTAACGTCGGCAAACCCGAACATTTGGCGTCCAGCCCAATACCCTGGCTGTTGTCATAGTCGACCACCATCATCGACATAGATTCGACGTTAGCATCCCCCCTTTTGGGTGGGTCCATTGGATAAATGGCACCGCTGTACATTAATCCCGCGTCTTTATTTGTCATTACCTGGTGGTCTATTAAATGATCTTTGACAAAATCAGGCCAGGGTCTATCAGCGTTAAAACCAGTGCTGTTTTTAACATTTGAAAACAACGTGTATCGCATCACAGTTTTACCCCAAAAATATCAGGGCGCATTTGGTGACGTGAAACTTTATCATCTGTTGCAGATTCGACAATCAGCACTCTATTATGCGGCACCTTTGACCATTGGCTTATTGCCTGGGTCGTGATCGTATGACCCTTTGATTTCATGGTTCTAGCCAGGGCGGCGGGTCCACCAGCAAAGTCGATCGCTTTTTTAGCATAAACCCGCATTTCTTTTAAATTGTGCATTTGTGTTTTACCCGTGCAATATCGATTTCTGTATTCGGTAATGGTAAGTTTGAGTTACCTTTCTGTCAACGTGGCATTGATAAATAAATTATTTAAAAAATAAAAAGCGGGTTTTTTTCAATTACTTAATGTGATTTTATGACCTTTCGATCATATTTTTGGTAAGCATTACTTTACAACTATAAATAAATAATGGTATTTTTATCGACCCAAATAGTTAAGTAGTTTTGATAATATGAACAAAAGAGCAATTAAAAATGTCTAAACCAAACGGTGGTATTTACCCACCAATTTTACATTTTAAAATAAAAGCTGCGAGGCGGCACGCCGGTATGACGCAACAACAATTAGCTGACGCGCTAGACTGTTCACGTCCTGCCGTTTCGCTTTGGGAATCGACCGACCCCGAAGTGAGAAACGAGCCAACCAGGACCCGACTGCGTAAATTGTCCGTCGTAACTGGTGCGCCACTTCATTGGTTAATGAATGATGCCGACTCTACATTGCCAGAAAATTTTGATCGGGTAATAAAGGATATAGAAGCGATTAACCATCGTTTAGGGGATTTAACGCCGGAACAATTAGCCGCTGTTAACAATATAATAAAATCATATTAATTAATAATTAAATGAAAATGCCGGTTGATAATGCCGGGCAACGCTGTTAAATTTGCATGGTAAGTTTTACTTACCTACAAAAACAGTACGATAAAAAGGCAAGTTTATAATGCGACATAAAATCACGACGTACGATGTAGCAAGTAAAATAAGACACAAAAAATTGGCGTGGATGCGCGAAGACTGGCCAACCTATATTGTGTTGACTGATAATTACTGGCATCGACTACCAACAAAACTCCATTGTGACCCAGAAGGGTTGCAAGCCCTAAATTTTGGGGTTGGCGTTAAGTCGCCTAGAAATCCACTTGCTTCAACAAACTGTTTCAATTCTATGGTAATGGACATACATAATAATTTAGATTGGAACAACAACAATGGATTTATTAAAGAATCATCATGCCCTGGCGCTCACGTTGCTGGCTGATTATGACACCGAAACGATTAACAATATAATCGACGAGGTGATAGCCCTGGATAAAATAATTAATAAACTAGAACTTACCATCGGGGAAGAATAGAAAATAAACAAGCCAAACGGAACCAGGAGAGAAGCTGGTTTTTTTTGGCTAACTAATGCTATTCAAACCTAACACTTTTCACGGTTTGTAATGCTATTCAAACCTAACATTTTAAAGGAAAAGTCATGCAAGCATTGCTTTTTTTCACCATTGTTATTGTTGGGCACCTATTAGTCTCAGCTATTTAAAAAAGGAAAAAAAATGTCACAACCAACTGAAATAGACCAAGCCGCTTTCCAACTCCAGGAGGCCAAACAGCGCATGGAATTAGTGCGCCAAGACGTGTTAACGGCCGAACAAAAACTAATTGACCTGGCTGGCGTAAAAGACGAAGGAACCATAAGCCTAGCTGGCCTTTATTTTAAAATTAAAACGGTCGGAAAAATAACCCGATCGATTGATTTTGAAGCCCTGGAAAATTTGAAACAAAATATGCCAGAAGAAATTTTAAAAGAAGTATTTAAATACAAGGCTTCAATCGATGTTAAAGCCCTGCGTCATATTGAGTTAAACGAGCCAGATTATTACAACGAAATTAGCCGGGCTGTTATTGCCAAACCCGCAAAAGTCGCCGTGTCAGTGCAATTGATTGAGGCGGCATAATGGCTATTCAGTTAATTAGTGCTAGGGACGCGGCATTACAAAACGGTATCAAGGTTTTAATCTATGGCCCGGCTGGTTCGGGCAAGACCGTATTTTGCACCAGTGCCGCAGACGATGAAAAAACCTTAATCATAAGCGCCGAAGGTGGGCTGTTATCTATCCAGGATAACGCCCTGGTTGATATTTGTGTCGTCACGTCAATTGATGATGTGCTTGAAATTTACAATCACCTAAAAGGCGACCATCCATATAAATGGGTCTGTCTTGATTCTATTAGTGAAATTGCCGAAGTGGTTTTAATCGCTGAAAAGGCAAAGACTAAGGACCCGCGCCAGGCATATGGTGCGCTAATCGATCAAATGACCGGGTTGATTAGATCATTCCGTGATCTGCCCACCAATGTCGTTATGACGGCCAAAATGGACCGTGTGAACGACGAACATAACAACACAATGCTATTTATGCCCTCGATGCCAGGCGCACGCCTTGCGCAATCGTTGGCCTATTTCTTTGATGAAGTTTTTTGCCTCCGCTTAACGAAAAACGCCGATGGTGTTATTGAGCGCAGTTTGCAAACTTCACGCGACATTCAGTATGAGGCCAAAGACCGTTCCGGCAAATTAGCCCCATACGAATATCCCACCCTGGCAAACATTGCCACAAAAATACGTAACTAAAAAAAGGTAGCTAAAATGCTAATTAATTTCGATGCAACAAATATTGATATCTCAGGTAACAAGGGTGATTTTGAGCCAATCCCAAAGGGCGAATATAACGCCATGGTGAGTAAAGTCGAGGAAAGGTTAACGCAGTCTGGCGTTAATATGTTGGTCCTAGAGTGTACAGTAATGGATGGTGAATTTGCCAACCGGAAAATTTGGTGGAATTTTCACCTAAATAATAAGAGTGAACAAGCTGTAAAAATATCCTCCGAAAACCTTTACATGTTAACCATTAACTGTGATCTACCCAAACCAATCGGAACTTTTGACGCGCTAACATTACAAGGAATACCATTTGTAATGGGTGTAAAGGTCATTCCACAAGGCGAATATCCAGCTAAAAATGAAGTAACACATACCAGAAGGATACAAAACCAACCGCCGACTGCACCAATGATGGGCCGACCCACGCCGCCACCTACGGCGACTGTTGCCACTCCACCCTGGTCATAATGTAATGGCGACCATACCACCAGCGCATAACAGCACCGTCGAGGCGATTTATCGCCATTATGAGACAAGCCATGTTGAATCAAGTCGCGCACATTTAGGCGCATCCATGATCGGCCGCGAGTGCAACCGGGCGCTGTGGTATGGTTTTCGTTGGGCCACCGTGCCCAACTTCCCTGGGCGCGTGCTGCGGTTATTTAAGCGCGGCCACGACGAAGAATCTTTTTTCATAACGGATTTGATTAAATCTGGCGCCCAAGTATGGTCAGAAGACGCAACCACTGGCAAGCAATATGGCTGCTCGTTTCACGGCGGCCACTTTGCCGGGTCTAGTGACGGCGTGGCAAAGGGTCTGCTCGAATCACCCGACGAGCCACATTTATTAGAGTTTAAAACCCACAACCACAAATCGTTTGCGCTGCTAAAAAAACAAGGCGTGCGCGAATCAAAGCCCGAACATTACGCACAAATGCAGGTTTATATGCACGGCCTGGATTTAAAACACGCAATGTATATGGCAGTAAGCAAAGACACTGACGAACTTTTTACCGAATTTTTTGATTATAACCAGGACGATGCTTTGGCCCTGGTTGAAAAGGCACGAAACATTATTGCAACTGACGAACCGCCACCAGGTATAAGCACCAGGGCCGAGTTTTTCAAGTGTAAATTCTGCGACCATCAAGACGTTTGCCACCGGGGCGAATTACCCCAGGTGAATTGCCGAACCTGTATTCATGCTCAAGTTGATATTCACCAGGGCGGTTGGAATTGTGTTCTAAACGACAAACCAATCAGCACTGACGAACAACGCCTGGGGTGCGAAAAACACTTATATAACCATCACCTGGTCCCACATCAAATGGTTGATATGGATGCTCCAGGTAATTGGGTTAGATATAAAACCATTGATGGGGTGGAGTTTTACAATTCCCAAATCAATGGCCCTGGTCATTACACCAGTTCAGAAATTAAAAGCGCCCCTGCACTTTTGGGCGACCCTGGCGCGGATAGTTTACGCGCTGCATTCAATGGAAAATTTGTCGAGGACAACTAATGCAAAACAATAAATTCAAAGTGGTCAAAATTAAAAATGAAAATATCGTCATTTCGATATTAACCACAAAATTAACCTGGACGGTGTTAACCACAGTTAAAAACTGGTCCAGTGTTACCAGGGCAATCGAGGGTTTTAATTATGAAAATTAGAGCGCCACGAACCGTTTGGACCCAGGACGAAATCGATTTTGTTGTGGGAAATTATCATTTAAAAACCGTTCGAGTGATCGCAGAAGAATTAAACCGATCAATCCAGGGCGTAATGTGCAAAGCCAAATATTTGGGCATTTCTGATTTGACCATGCAAAAACTTTTACGCCAGGGATTAAGGGCAGAAGCACTAGCGTTAAGCAAGCCTGGCGCTAAATATTGTCCATTTTTAACAACCCGATTTGGCCATGAAACGCCTGGGCATTTCAACCGATTTGGGTCTTTAAAATGATGCAATTACGCGACTATCAAAACGAAAGTATCGATGCTTTGTATGATTATTTTACTAAAAATAAGACCGGGCACCCTATCCTGGTTTTGCCTACCGCTGCCGGAAAATCGGTCATTGCCGGGGAGTTTATTAGGGGCCTTGTGGCAAAGTGGCCAGGACAAAGGGTGCTAGTTTTAACCCATGTAAAAGAACTCATTTCACAAAACCACGAAAAACTAATTACACTTTGGCCAGACGCGCCAGCGGGTATTTATTCAGCGGGTTTGAACCGTCGAGACACTACGAATAATATTATTTTCGCTGGCATTCAATCAGTGCATAAACGTGCATCTGAATTAGGACGTTTTAATTTAATATTGATTGACGAATGCCACCTGGTACCTGGTACTGGAATGGGAATGTATTTGCGTTTCCTGGAAGCAATGACCGTGATTAATCCAGGTATAAGAGTAATCGGTTTGACGGCGACACCCTATCGCCTTACCTCCGGTTCGCTTATTGAGGGTAAAGACCGGTTGTTTACTGATATTGCATATGATGTTGATGTTATGCGCCTGGTAAACCAAGGTTATTTATCCCCCCTGGTGGCAAAGCAAATGGACAACGAACTGGACCTATCAAGCATCCATACCAGGGCGGGTGATTTTAAGGCTGACGAACTGCACGCACTGACAGACAACGACGCCCTGGCGCGCCAGGTATTAATTGAAATATTAGCATATGGTGCCCAACGCAAAAGCTGGTTAATATTTTGTTCCGGCGTAAATCACGCGCTTAAAATGGCCGAAATAATAGCAGAGCAAGGCATAACGACGGCCACCATTACGGGAGCAACACCCGCCGACGTACGCGATACCATCCTGGAGCGATTCAAATCCGGGGATATTCAATGCTTGACCAACTGTGACGTTTTAACCACCGGGTTTGATGCACCAATTACCGATATGTTGGTGTTTCTGCGACCCACCCAAAGCCCAGGGCTGTATGTACAGATGTGCGGCCGTGGCATGCGTCTGTCTGAAAACAAAAAAGATTGCCTGGTCCTAGACTTTGGAGGCAATACTCAGCGCCATGGACCGATTAATGCAATTCAGCCCGTAATTAAAAAATCATTACACGGCAAAAAAACTCAGGCACCGACCAAAACGTGCCCGGATTGTAAAACGATAATGTCGATTTCGTTTACCCAGTGCCCGGATTGTCACCATAAATTCTTGCGTGATATTAACCACGACCACACGGCCAGCACGGCCGCTTTATTGGTGGACCTGGCACAATCTAAAAAAGTGGGTAACGAGTGGTACGACGTAAATCATATTCACCTGGCACGGCATAGAAAAATTGGCAAGCCGGATTCCGTAAGGGTCACTTATGAAACAGATTCCGGGACGTTCTCGACCTACGTTTGCCCTGACCATCCGGGATATGCCGCTGAGAAAGCGACCGAATGGATACAGGCACATTTACCCGACCTGGAGGATACGACCACCAATGCAATATTGGACCACCAGGACCAGGTATCCGTGCCCTATTCAATTCGCGTCAAAAAGCATGGGCACTATCCTAACGTTAATAGGTATGATTTTGAAGAACGTCGCCAAGACCTCTCCCATTTTGACTAATTTTGCTATTGAGAACTAACATTATGAATAATAAATTGATAACAATTTCTGAGTATTTAAAGACACGTTTTGAGCCTGGTTCTGCGCCTAGTGTATACACCGTAAGACGATGGATTTTGTCTGGCAAACTGGAAGCGGTAAAGATGGGTCGGGAATACTATATTGTTAATGGAAACGATGTAAGCTATTCTTACCAATCACCACACGATAATTTGGTAAATCGCGTGCTTAATAGTTAAGGGAAAAATAGTATGCGCTATCGGGAAACAAAGGCCACGCAAAGGTTGCCAGTTAATTTGTATGAAACCACCAACGGCAAGGGAACTGGCACCGTCTATTATCGCTATAAACACCCCGGCACAAAAAGGTTTCTTGGCATGGGAAAAGATAAAGTCAAAGCCATAAATGCTGCTATATCGTTAAATGATAAACTTATTGGCGTTACTTCCCTGGTGGATTCTATTTTGCATCCTTCAACAAGCGTTACCTCATTATGCGATAGTTACCTGGCTTACAAAGCCAACTTGAGTGGTAAAAAGGTTTTGGCAAAATCCACCATCAATGAAATACGCGGCGCTCATAAAAAGATTAAAGCGTATTTTAATGGGTGGAATTGTCGCCAGTTAACGACCCTCGCAATATCTCAGTTTTTGGATTCTATATTTGACCCGGAAGAAAATGAAGGGCACGCCAGGGAAAGGGACAAAACCAGGAAACAATTTTCAGCCCTTTGTGGCTATGGCCAGGCAAAAGGTGAATTAGACATTAACCCGGCTGAACCTTGTTTAAAAATAGGCAACCCGCCAGAAGTCGAGCGCCATAATAAAGACGGTTGGAAATTGATTTATAACGCCGCTGAACCGTGGATGAAAAAAGCAATGGACATTTGCATGCTCACCACTCAACGCCGAGGCGACATTTGCAATATGAAAAAAGAAAACATTAAAGACGGCGTTTTATATGTGGTACAGGAAAAAACGCACAAACACGATACCGGTTATTTGGCCATTCAAATAACACCAGAACTAAACGAAGCATTAACCAGGTCCCTGGGAAAAGATCGCGTTAATATTGTTTCGCCGTATTTAATTCACCGCAAAGCGAGGACGTATACAGAGCGCCAAAAAGCCGCTGGAATCCATTTTAGTTATATCAATAAAGACTATCTAACCAAAGAGTTTAAACGCCTACGCGACGACGTGACGCACGCTTATGACCACCTACCATTGGTTAAGCGCCCAGGGTTTCACCAGGGCCGCGCTTTGGCTATTTACGAACACAAAAAGCAAGGTTGTACGCCGCAACAATTAGCCGGGCATGCAAGCGAGAAAATGACCGATAATTATGCCGCCAGGCATGAGGACATTAACTGGGTTGATGCCAGCCTGGAAGGGTTTAGCCTGGCAAAATTCATGGGATAACAAGTTAAAGATATAAAATAGTTGGCGGAAATGAACATACCAACACGCCAGGGCTGCTTATTAAGTGGCCTTTTTTTTGCCTATAGTTTTGCAATCTTTTTGCAATCTTTTTGCAACCCGAATTACAGGCATAAAAAAAGACCCGTTAAGGTCCTGATTTATAACAACTATTTGGCGCGCCCTGCACGACTCGAACGCGCGACCTACGGCTTAGAAGACATTAACCTTTAATGTCCTAAGTCATTGATTGTAAAGGCATTAGCAATACAATCATTAGCGGTTATACTTAGCATTCGTTAGCAAAGCATAGCAATACAATCAACAACTTAGCGATTAGTTTTGCAACCAGGCTTTGTATTGCTTGTTACTGCAACGGCATTCTAAAGACGTGGTATAGCCTAGTCAATAAAAACTTTGTTTAATTATTTTCCACCCGCTTTTTTGGTGAATAGCTGTGTTAGCTTTTGATAACCAACAGACGCGGCAACCAGGACCGCCAACGCTTGCTTATACCAATCTGGCATCATATCTAAAACCCTAAAACCTTGCTCAACGAATGGCACCGCTGACGGTATAAATGCAAGCACCAGGGGGATACTGAACAGCAACGTGAACCATTCATCTTTCCAGGATTCGCCGCTGTTTTTCGCGTGTATTTCGTCCCAGGTGCCCGACTGTTTCAATTTTTCCTGGATAGCATTATTGCGGCCCTCAATTTCGGCTTTTTTATTGTCCATCTTACCTTGTAGAAAAGTACCACCGACGCCGACCAGGGTTTTAATTAAGCCCAACATTAGTAATCACCGGACCGAATCATATCTGTTATTGTGATCGCCCTGGCACCAACCTGGCTAGCCCACCGGCTGTTCAAAAATTCATCTGCCGCCCTTTCATAATCTTCTGTCGACATTGCCGCCAAACTTTTTTCAAATTTTAATAACCTGGGCAATCCAATATTGAAACAAATATCTGTCATGGCGTCTTTTCGCACTTCGTCTAATTCACTGAACCAGGTAAATGTATTAATTAACTCTACCTGGACGCGCTTCACGTCGCCCGATAAAAGATAATCAATTTCATCATCTGTTAACCCGATGCCACCGGCTGGGTCAATATTACGACCCACGCCAATGGTGATTTTATCTGCGGTGCATTTATACGCGTGCGTTTCGACCCCTTCGTGCAATCGCAACATTTCGATAATCATGCTCATTTGGGTAACTCTCCATTGGATAAAAAGAACCACGCAGAAAATGCAGCGGCGCCCAGGATAAAAATTGCTTTTTTAATGACACTTTCGCCGACTATTTCATAAAATCGTGAATAGGCTATTTTGGCGGCCATTTCTGCAATTTCTTTTTTTTCTTCGTCTGTTAATTTTGTTTGATTTTCCATGTGTCACCGCATGTAATAAAACGTAATTCCGAATAAAAGGCCCATTGCTATAAGCAAACACCCCATCACTTGTATACCCAAATTAATATTATCGACCATTGCTTTTTGTTTTTTTGCAATTCTGACCCGTTCCGCGTGCGCCGCTTCTTTTTTCTCCCGGTGCCACTCTGCCTCGAATTTTATAAAATCTGACCACGCCTGCAATCTAGTCTTGCCGATCGCCCAGCGTAAATGTTCTCGCTGTCTTTTGACCAATTCTTGCTGTTGCCAACATTCTAATGCCGTGCCGGACCCTTCTTTATTTGATTGTTTTTGATTAATTGAGCTGGACGCTTCAAACCATTTTGAAAGGGTCGTGCCCATCTCGATCAAGTCTCTGCCGTTGGTGAACCCGGCCTTTAAAACAGCAAACGAGGCATTTAACGCGGCTAGCTCTAGAAGCATCTAAATTACCCACTTTCTAGTTGTATAATTTATGATCTGATACGGTTTACCAGGTGGCTGTATCGGATAATATTCACTGTTTTTTGTTTCCGTTTTCGGTTCTATAACAACTACCATGCCCTGGGGCGCCTGGAGGGGAATAATTAAGGGATAATATTCCCCCACAGACGACCACATATTACAATCCCAATTATTCGGGGACAGTGGGTAATACCACTTCCCTTGGGTCTGCTAATTCTGCGTTATTTGCAGGTAAATCTCGCAAGGCTTGTCGGTAAGTCTTCCATTGATTTTTCTTAGCTGTTGTTAGTGGAGAATCGGGCATAACCGTCCAATCTGATTCACTTAAAAGACCTTGACGCCTTAACCTAATGCCACGCGCTACCTGCTCGGCTGTGTGAACAACCGCAGCCAAAGGTGGAAAGTATTCAACATACCCTGCGTCTGCTAAGCCAACCTGATCTTTTAGCCCGGTACGTCGCAGTACATTTGGATAAGGTATCTGCTCTTCAATTACAACGTCGTCTACAACATAGTTATACAATACCATTACATATCACCTGTGCCTGTTGATGGAAATGAACGTCCTGAACCCCAAATAATTCGGACACAACCGCGCCCACCCATTGATAGGAATTGAGCCGGGTTGGTGTCGCCCGGACCACCACCACCGCCGCCATATAAACCGCCATCTCTGGCTTCGTGGCCGTGGCTAGTCTGGGAGTTTTCACCAGTTTTGCCGTTCTCACCACCCGACCCTGCAAGGCCACCCCTTTGTGATTCGTGCTGGCCAGAAGTACCTTGACCGAATGGGCCAACACCGCCACCAGAGGCGTAGCCCCAGGTAGAACTATAGTTGCCACCACCAGCACCACCACCGCCCGACCCGTTCTGCGCATAGTTTCCACCAGCACCCGTATATCCACCTGCACCACCAGCACCGTTACTGCCAGCACCGTTGCCACCGTTACCACCACCGTCACCTGTAAAGCTGCCGCCAGCGTGACCATTACTAGCACCGTTACCGCAAACTGTCGAACCGCTTATAAAGTAAGAGTCAGTACCACTATTATTGTCACTACCCTTGTCGCCCCCTTTACCTACCATCACAACGTAGTCTGTGCCAGGAGAAACAGATATGCCATTCTTCCAACCAAGGCCACCACCGCCACCGCCTCCGTGACCAGAAGACGTAGCACCATTAGAGCCAGCGCCACCGCCAATAGCTACCACAGAAACCGAGGTTACTCCCGCAGGGCATCTCCAAGTGTAAGAGCCAGAGCCAGTGCCATAAAATGCCTGACCAACAGCAGCAGCAGCGCCACCACCACCAGAACCACTAGAGCCACCACTAAAGGAGCTTGAATCTTTAACTAAACCCATTATTAAACTCCTGTAATAGATACGCCAGAGACGTAAGTTGTATATGTTCGTGGTAAATCCTTGAATTGAAGCCTACCAGCTACAGCACAAGAGTTGCCAATAGAGTCTTGAGCCAAGTAAGGGTTAGAACCTGTATCACTTGTCC